AAAAGGCGCAATGCTTAATAGTTGTAACAGAATCTCCAATTGTTAAATGTGTTAATGATTTACATGAATGGAATGCAAGTTCCTCAATAATGATTACTGTATTTGGTATTATAAGATGTTTAAGATTTAAAATGTTTTCAAAAGACTTTAACGTGTCTTCTTTGTTTTGTTCAAACAAAATTGATTTTGCTGCTGATCTACATTGCCGCCTGATCTCTAAGATCATTCGCCTAATAGAAATTCTTTGTAACATTGAATCTGCCTTTGTAAGAAGTGTCCTTTGTCCAAACAAAATGTAACCTTGTTCTGAAGTAATTATTGGATTTATCGCAACATCATACAAGGTTTTTATCGTCTCTTTTTGAGTATCCTCAAATTTAACCTTTGCCTCTTCTGCCCATCCTATTCCAGCTGAATCAATAACGCCTCTTGTGGTACCAGCTGGGGCCAGAATATTTTGTTCGGCATCTAGCCTGGCATATACCCTAAGTGCCGAGATTGAAGGTGGGGCAAATATTGATTTTGATGGATCAGATGGGTCCATCATCTTAATATCAGGAAAATAAACACCAGCAAACGAAGAGTTGAGTGCTCTAGATCTAAAATTTTCTGCAGTGAGAGCTGGAGATACTTCTTCCGAGGCTGTAACTACATTACCGGTACCTGATGCTATTTGTTGAATATCCATTATATAAAATGCATCATATCGATTTTCGGCAACATATAATGCATTATTTGTTATGGCAGGTACGCGGATGCCAGGCAATGCTAATAAACGAATATCTGTCTCTGATTCTTCCATCATCATTCTAAGTGCTGCAAAATATGCACCGCATGTTGCCCCAGCTTTTTCTCCTTGATTTGGGTCGGTCATTTCAAAATACGCAGCCAAACTTGAAAACTTTTCTTTCTCCATAGAAAACATGTTTACCGCATTAAAACCACCCTGCAAGAAAAAAGTAAATTTAGCATAAGCGCCAGATTCCGCATTTCCTTCTACAAGATCTTTTGATACGTCAAAAAATCTTACACCACTTTTCTCTGTCAATGTTGAATTGAGGAGTGATATGGGTTCACGGTTTCGCATATATCTTGAATATGCCCACTGTGCGTTATCTACTATATCAGCATCAGAACGAGTGTGAACCAGTATGTTCTCTAAGCTAAATTTATTATTATTATACCTGTCACTATCATAGATAGTGCCGTCAGAATCTGCTGACCCGGCGTTGTCACCGACAAATGCCTTCTGGCGTGATGTGGTAAACGAAGGGAAATATTTTGTATATGATTTTATAGATTCATTAAAATTATAATCAGAATTAGGTGCCTTGATGGTGTAAAAATCAGTTGTTTGAACGCCCCAGCAAAGTGCAGAATTAAGATCTCTAGTGCCCCCTGACATTCCCATGGTGTTATCGGCACTAATCCTAACACGGTATGGAATTGGTGGTTCAACGACTCTGTTTGCCCATTCAGTAGCGCTTGCAATAACAGAACCATCGGCTAATGGGTGCTGTGGATTTGACATAATTGACGAACCAGAGATCACAAGATGATCTGGTCCCCGAAAGCCAGTGGGTAATATTCTTTTTGGAATCGTTTGATTTCTTACAGCGGGAGAAACTTCAACCCGAACATAAGCTGATCTATTTTCATAATCACCTGCCCGGACAAAGCGTTGTTGGTCAACTGTCCTTTCAAAATTAAAGTAAAAATAACGGTCTCCGATTACTTTAGCAACATATCTGTCAGACGATGGATCTAAAGTACAACCCGTAAATTGTTCTGAACCTGACAGTGGTGCAATCTCGGGATCGATATTTTCAAAAGCCCTAACAGTTACATCAAATGATCCATATTCATCATCACTTTTTTGTGGTGTCAAATTAGAAACTGTTATTTTTATAGTCTCACTTCCAAATGCACCATCGTCTAAAGCATGAAATTTAAATAAATTATGTTGTTTTCGATTGATGTATTGGGATATTACCCATGGACTCTGTGCCGTAGTAAATCTATCACAAAAATTCTCAAAATTAGGAACCGCAAGGGACCCATACACATCGCTTGCATTCCTTGGAATAGAAGCCGTCAACAAAAATATTGAATCTTCAAGAATGCTTCCTTCCGCGTCGGTCTTCGACTTGCCGGCCGTTACAATTCCTGAACCGGTAATAATAGCCCTAGCAGAAGAAATATCATAAGACGTATAAAGATAATGACCGGCTTCTCTTATTTTTGTCGGATCAGTGTTAAACACGTTTGCAAAATAGGCCGAGTTTCCAGTTGGATCATCGGTCTCAGGTACTTCACTCCCTGGTGGGACTTCTCGAACTGCAGCCATATTAAAAGAAGCAGTGAGAACATTTGGGTATTTTGCTGTTGAAATATGACCGTTCAATAACAACACAAAGTCGCCGGCTACATCGGACATATTTACCGATCCAACCGCTGATCCACCATCCTGCTTCGAAGCAAAAGAACCAACAGTAGCCCCAGCTGATGCTGTTGAAGCGTTTCCAGTGTAACAGCCGGATAATGCAGGTAGTACCCCAGATGCAGCAAACAAAACACCTCGAAGTATCGGTGCCGATATAGTTGTAGAACCAGGTACTGCTTGTTGCAGTCCGGCATCGTTCAAATAAGTACTTCCAGCAGAATCTGACATGAAAGCACCAAGGAAATATGTCCTGCCTGGAAGTCCACCGTCCACAGCAAATGGATTTGACTGCAAAAATCCATTTGAGCCGGTCGCTCTTGAACCTACAACAAAACCAGAATTTAAAACACCACCAGCAGGAATTTGCTCACCGTCGGCGTTTGTAGAATCTGATGATATTCGTTTTTTACCATCACCGACACCAAGTAACCGCACATAAGTCACGCCATTTGTATATTGTAACCAAGCCTGCGCAGCCAAAGAGCCAAAACTATCGCCAGATATCATTCCAAATTTAGTAAGAAATGAACCTAAATCTCCGAGTGAAACTGGTACAAATGCTGGACCCCGGGGCGCGTTTCCAATTAAACCCACCCCCGGGGCACCAACAGTTGTAGTAACAGAAGGGAGAGAAGATCCCTGCCCTACTTCGGTACCAGGTCCCGGCATTAGGCGAACTCAACTCCAGCGTTTGTAATGATAAAGTCAATCGCAATAAATTCAATCGCACGTGTTGGGACAACAACTATACGACCATTAAGTCGGTTGGCTTGCACATCTTCCTGCGTGTTATTAGTATCGTCCATGACGATTGAGAACTTTTCAATACCTGATTGGGATTGAATTAGAGCCAGGGCGGGTGCTGCAGAAGCTATGAACCTTGAACGTGTTGTAGCATTGTTTGGCTCGAAAAGAAGCTTTTCAGCAATTCCAGAAACTTGGCGTTTTACCTCAAGCAACATCCGACGAACGTTTACCCGATCGAGAGCCGATCTATTAATCTGCAATGTTTTCTGACCGAAGATGACAAAGCCACCATCAGGAAAGTTTGCAATTGGATTAATTCTGGCATCGTAAAGATCATCTCTATCCGCGGATGTTAACCTCGATTCAGTGTTTGAAACAAATCCTAAGGCACCTCGGTTGAAACCGGCTGGCGCAAACCATGGGAACGACACGCTATCACTGTAGGCTAATGCCCCATATGCAGCAACTGACGACGGAACCAGTACGGCTTTGTTGTTTGTTGCATCATTGATATACACATCCGGGAAATATGTGGCAGCGTAGTTGTTATCAACTCTTCTACCTTCAAACTGTTCAACAGACTCACGAACATCAGGACGAGCCGCGGAATCGGAGAACAATCTGTTGCCATCTTCATCATAATGCTGCATATCCATAACGTACATTGCCAGTGAATAAGCTCTCACACCTTGAAGTGCATCGTCAGTAATATAAGGATCTCTAATTCCAGGAATAGCCAGTAGGTTATGCCTGACGGTCATTGGGTCGGTCATAATATTAATTGCTTTCATGTAACTAAAGACGCCATTATTTTGAGCACCTTTACCCATCATGTCGCCATTATTAGTACCAACTAAACCAAGACCACCAGTAATTGTATCGGCAGCTTTTCCTCCCGGATCAGTTGCTACACCCTTATCAGTCATATATAGAGTGTCTTTGTCAAGAACATTAACACCATCAAAACCACCATAAAACGGAATGGTGAACTTAGCATAAGATGTAAATCTGTTAAATGTAACTGACGAGCTTGCAATCAAGGTTGCCAATGTATATCGCCCAGACTTTACCCCATCATTGATTGTGTAATTCTTGGCTTCAGGCCACTTATTCCGGATATACGCTGCCTCTAACATGTGTTCACCAGCTGAACCAGTAACCTGATTCATTGCAGTATTGGAAAGAGCAACTCTTGCAAGGGTGAACTTATTATCGTTAAACGCATCAGCACCAGAGCCTGTCACCAAGTTATCTAGTCCAGCTATTCCCTGAAATTTTCCGTATGCACGAACTGTTTCATTGATAACACTACCAGCATTTGGATTCAAACCAGCATTTGCAACATTATTCTCGTCGGCACATCTTTGATATTTCGTTCCCCAATAGAGCCTTGAATCGGCTCGCTCTACGCTTGATGGATAACCAACATAAGGACCAGCTGATGTAAGGGCATTTCCCTTAGTCACCTTAAATCTCAGTGGAAGCGGAGGTAAAATAGAACCTGACATTGCAAATGGACGTTGTCCAATAAGCCTACGACCGTTGCCGGCGAGCGACTTGTAAGTATCCATTGCAGGTTGGTTCGTAACCGACCCGATGTTATCACCATCCTTATCAGTCAATGCGGAGGACGGATTGTCAGTCAAGGTATCAGCGGTTTTAAGAACAGGAATACCGCGGAAACCAAACGGTGTGGAATCCTTTGGAACCTCCCGATCATAAACGGCTTGTTTCATGACAACCCTGATGTATTGACTCATATTTGGATATTTTCCGGAGACCGTAACTCTTTGCTCATTAAGATCCAACGAATCAAAGTTAAACCTCGGTCTAAAGTCACCAATTTGCTTTGCAATAAATCGATCACTAGTAGGATCTAAACTTAAGTCTGGGAAAGCCTCAACTATCTCTTTTGCCTCATCACTATCATCAAACCTTCTGACTTGAACTTCGAATGATGCATAAGGATATGCCTTATCGGTTGATGCCCTAATGTTCGCAATACTAATTTTAAGCTTATCAGACCCATATGCACCGTCTGAAATTGTTTCAAAGTGGAACAAATCATATTCAGTGCCACCAAACGGTTGAGAAATAACCGCAGGAGTAAGGGGTGTTGTATACCTCGTGTCAAAGCGACCGAATGAATTACCCCACTGATCTGACTGTCCACCATTTACGTTTGTTGCAACAGAGCCTGATATCAATGCAACAGACGACTCTAAAGCACCATACGTCTCATAGACTGGAGCAATCTCATGTTCAACAGCAAAATCCAGGAAAAGAAGATGCTGTTTTTCTTGGAAATCAGCTGGGTCAGTATTAAGCACCTTAGCAATGTAATCGTCACTTGTCGGATTTAACGACGCAGTGTAAATAAGACAGCCAGGTAATTTATCATCATCAGCCCAAGCGTTTCCTGCAGAAGAAGAAACAATTATCTTAAACTTTTTGTATGTTGGCTCGCTAGGTCTCATATCGAGTGCAGTTGCATTCAGCGAATGCATTCCAGCAGCCTGTTGTTTTTGTGCTTCTGTAGCAGTATCCAGCGACTGGGTGGCTGCAGTGACATAAACGTTAGATCCAGTTGATGGGAAAATAACTCCTCTAACAAGCTGGATCACGTTGGCTGTAAGGCCACCGCCTGAACGTCCGGATATATCGGGGAAGGAATTGTTGTCGCTAAATTCTGGCAACGCATAACCTTCAACTGAAGATGAGATATAATGCTGCGCAACTAAGAACATAGGTTGTCCACGAGTGCGGTTGACTGGAGTTGCTCCTATCGATACATCCGATGATGCAACTTTAAAGCCAGCCTTAGAAACAATACCATAGGTTCTAGTAGCACTCATCTCAGCCGCTGTGTCATTAGACCCCGCGCCCAAAACTCTCATATATGTAACTGCATCTTTATATTTCAAATATTCGTTAACAGCATAGGGTCCTGCGCGGTTTGGATCAAGGTCACCAAACCTGGTGTTGAAATCGGTCATTGAACCCACTGTCACGGGAACGAATGCAGGTCCTTTTTCAGACGTTCCGATCACACCCGCAGGTGTTCCAGTTGGTTCTATCACACGTCCTGAGAGATCAATTTCTCTCTCAAAAAA